CAGAAACTGGAGGCTTCAGGTTAGAGCCTGTCTTCTTGTTGAAGTAAGCCCTTCCTTTAGCGTTTAAACCACCTTCAGGATTCTGATATACCTTCTTAACCATTATCGATACCCCGCTGTCTTCTTAGCTATATTCTTAGGTTGTTTTACAAACTGTTTACCTGCTTTGTTTCCTTTAGCTTTGGCTTTATTCGTAGCAGCTTTCTCTGCAGGACTTAGTGCCTTCCAAGCAGCATCGGGTAGATAGCGTTTCTTGCCCTTACTAGGCGAACCATCTGAAGTTCTCCACTTCTGAGCTGACCAATCTTTTAAGGATTGCTGAGGATTCTTCATGATTTATAACCACCGCCCTTGCTCTTGTACTGACGAGCTAGAAGCTGTGCCTTTCTTGCTGACCATTCACCAGGGTCTCCACCTTTACTACCTGCCTTAATCTTGTTAAACAAGGTTTTACGCATAGTAGGTTTGGTGTAGACCCCTGCTTGGTTTACTTTAGACTTAGGCTTAGTAGCCACGCATTGCACCCATCTTCTTAGCTGGCTTAGATACTACCTTAGCACCAGTCTTCTGAGCGTACTGCTTAGCTTGCTTTTTACCCTTAGTTGTATAGGGGAACTTCTTCTCTTTGACCATTGGCATATTATTTCCTTTTCTTTTGTTTAGCGGTTGATAATGCGATTGCGACTGCTTGCTTCTGTGGTCTTCCTTCTTTAACCATCTTAGAAATGTTCTTACTGATTGTCTTCTGTGACTTACCTTTAGCGAGTGGCATTATTGTTCCTTAGACAAAGTTCTGTACGGTACTGCGTTGTTCTAATTCTAATGTTACAATACAGCTTGCATTCGTTGCACCAGTTTCAATTAATACACGAATCTCGTCATGCTCATCTAAGACTACATGGGCTTGTCCATCAATGCGTAAGAAGTTCTTAGCAGTTAAAGAATAATCATATACTACAGCAATCTCTACATTCTCAGAAGCGTCGTACCAGAATGCTCTGAAGTTCTTAGCAGAGGCTGTGCCGTTGTAAGCATATAATAAAGTCCACTTAGCCATGTTCCTAGTTGGAACAGTAAACATTGTTGTCAATGTATTAGCAGTAAGATTCTTACCTACGGAATGTGGTCTCATGGTTTACTTTTTAAATAACAATTCAGATAGATAGCTGATAAAAGCACCAGCTACAGAGGCGACACCCATCAAAGCCCACAGAGAACCCTTACTGCGTTCTGCCATAGCCACTAAACGCTTAATGTCATTATCCATTGAGTTTACTTTTTGTTCTAAGTTTTCAACGGCATTAACTAACTTACCGTACTCTACAGGGTTTATGTCGTTCATTTCTTATTCTTTCGGGGCTGCTGATAGTGGATTATGATTGTCTCCATAGCTGTCTGTAATTTCACCATCTAAGTCTCGTAATGCAAAAACACAGTACCAATTTACATCATCAGTCAATGCTGTAAAATTGTGATTGTGTTCTTTCTTAATAATAATAAACGTAGGTGCTTCAAACTCTTTAGGAGGATGTCCTTCTACTTGTACACTCACTTTACCTTTAGTCAATAAACTAACATGGTCAAAGTGATGCTTATGTCCTCCGAAGGAATCTCCTTCTTTAGACAATACATTCTGTCTTACCCAGATATTGCCAAAGAAACCTAATTCGTGAGAACTCAAGGTAATGTCTCCACTGGTGTTTGGAGAGGTATTGTCTTCCACGATACGGTAGCCTCATCCCATTTATATACAAGGTTGTCTTGCGGATAAGGGACTGGTGCTTCCCAGAGCCAAGTGTTTGTGTTTAAGACCCAAGACTGATCTGGTTTCTGAGCATAAAACACATCGTTTACTGCATCATAAATATCACCAACACCAGCATAGTTTCCTCTCAGTGGTGTATTGTTCGGGTGTTGATTACCATGCGTGTTATAACTTGTCTGTACCCACCCATGTCCAAATATTCCTGAATCAATAACATCTTGCTCTGCAACAATAACTTGTGTCACTATTCCGTTTTCAACTTTAGCAAAATTAGCCATATCAGTATGTTGTAAATGTTCCTGAAGTTGTAAAAGTATGAATGGTATATCCACCGCTAGTTGTAATTGTTCCACCTGTGGCTTGCTGTGCGCCCAAGTAACTAATAATTACAATTCCAGAACCTCCTGAACCACCTGTGTAGGCTTGTCCTGCTGCACCGCCACCACCACCAGTATTAATAGTTCCTGATACTCCATCCGTTGTTGAACCAGCCCCGCCTCCTCCAGTGCCACCAGCATTTCCGCTAGTAAATCTCCAAGCTCCTCCACCACCTGCTCTTGTTGTGGCAGTTCCATTTATTGAGCTTGATGACCCAGCACCTCCAGTACCGTTAGATGGACCATTACCACCTGCAGCACCAGCTCCACCGCCTCCACCACCTCCATAAGGATAGTAACCAGAGCCTGAACCACCAGAGTTACCTTGTCCTGAAGTACCCGCATATCCAGCACCTACGTTGACTGCTCCACCACCACCTGAGCCACCTGATGTTCCAGCATTTCCTGACCATCCGTCAGCACCGCCGCCACCGCCTACAGCAGCCGTAGCAGAGCCAAAGCGGGAGTTTGTACCTTGAACACCAGCACGACCTTGACCTGCAGAACCGCCTCTACCACCTGAACCCACTGTAATTGTATAGGCTGTTGCTCCTGTTACAGCCTGTGACGACGTGGTGATATATCCACCAGCACCGCCACCACCGCCGTAAGTTCCACCACCGCCTCCTCCAGCAATAACTAATGTTTCTACTGAAGACAAAGAAGGAGCAGCGGATGTAAAACCAAAAGCACCTAAAGCAGCAGCTCCAATTTTAGACAGTCTAGGCATTAAGCAAATTTCGTTACAGAAGCTAATACAGTAAATGCAGCAGAACCTGTTTTAATAATGACATAAGAGTAAACATCAATAGAACTAGTATTCCCGCTTGTAGGGGCTGTACCTCCCTGCCATTTAGGAGTTACTGAACTACCGTCAACTTGAACGGCAGAATTATAGTATGCAGTTGCTCCATTCGTTACTAAAAAAGTAGCTGACATTGATTCGCCAGTGGACATTACTGTATTTAGAGAAGTTCCACTAGAACCTCTAAAGTTTACTGTGAAGTTACCGCTTGCGTCAGTCGTGTAATATAAAACAGACTGCGTTGTGATGTCGTAATTGATTGTTCCTGTTGCTGCCGTAGCAGATACAGTTACTGTTTCTATAATATTAGAAGTTTTTAAAGCAGCGTTAGAGGATGTACCAGCAAAAGTCTGTAGTCCTGTGAAACTATTAGCTACGTTGGTAACAGGGATATTTGCACCAGCAAGGGTAGTTGCACCTGTACCGCCATTGGCTAGAGGTAAAGTTCCTGTTACTTGTGTTGACAGGCTTACATTGGACAATGTACCACCAAGGGTTAAATTACCGCTAGAAGTAACAGTTCCAGTTAATGTAATTCCGTTTACTGTTCCTGTTCCACCAACTGAAGTAACTGTACCAGCATTAGGAGTAACCCACTGTGTGTTGTAATTAGTACCATCTATTTTTGCTAGTACTTGTCCTGTAGTTCCTCCAGCAGCTACTCCAGCACCTGTTGCACCAGTTGCTCCTGTATTTCCAGTTGCTCCAGTAGCTCCAGTAGCACCTGTATCACCACGAGGAATTGTAAAGTCAAATACGGCAGCAGAAGATGAACCAGAATTTGTAACAGAAGCAGAAGAACCTGCAGCACCTGTAGTGGTTGTTCCTGCTGTTATAGTTGCAGCAGCTCCAGCAGAGCCTGTTGAACCTGTAGCTCCAGTAGCACCTGTATCTCCTCTAGGAATAGAGAAATCAAATACTGCAGCAGATGATGTGCCTGTATTAGTTACTGTGGTGGAAGAACCTGCTGCACCTGTAGTGACTGTACCAACAGCAATAGTTGCCGCAGCTCCATTAGTACCGTTAGTACCAGCAGCTCCAGTAGCACCTGTTGCACCTGTTGCACCTGTTGCACCAGTTGCACCTGTGTTTCCTCTAGGAATGCCTAAAGATAATTTATATGTTGAAGTATTGTATGAAGCTGTTGCTGAAGAACCAGCAGATAGAGTAGAGGCTTCGACATTAAAGCCTGTAGCCATGTTGATTGAAGCTGCACTTGACGCAGCAGCGGATGTAGCAGAATTAGCTGCATTAGTAGCAGCAGTTTCTGCGTTAGTCTCTGCTGTCTCTGCAGCAGCTTGAGCAGCTAGTGCAGCATCTTTTGCTTGTACTGTTAATACTGCCTCGCTAGAAGCATCGTTAGTTGCATCACCTGAGCCACCTGCTCCACGATAAATACTCAAGATCTATCTCCTATATTTGTTTAAATACACTCAGCGAATGCACTTAAAGAAAACTCCCCAGCCGAAGCTGGAGAGTCTTAGGAACTACTATTAGCCGTTAACTGCTAATACAAAGCCAGTCTCAGGACGTACTACTTTAACACCGTAGAGGGTGTCAGCAGTATACAGAGTAGATAAATACTCTTGTTTGTACTGAGTTTGGCTACGTACAGACATCTGCTCAGCCAATACCATTGTATCACGATGAGCCAAGATAGCTGCTTTAACATCTCCACCAACGCTGTTGTTAGCATCAGTTTCAATGATTGGAGCATTACTTGTTACATAGATATCGATACCATAGAGCTGACCGATCTGACCGTTGTTTACACCACGACCATCAACGAAATCAGAGCTATTGTAACGATCAATACCCATGATAGCTGCACGCAATGATGGAGGAACAGCAAAGAAACGACCATCCATTGGAGTATCAGCATCGTCCATGAGCTTGATCAAGGCACGGAAACCAGCGTCAGTAAATACGTCAGCAGAAACTACAGTGTCTTCAGCGTAAGCTGTGAGACCAGTAGAAGTGTCGATGTAAAAGCTGGTGCTGTGTGTGAAGTCAGAACCGTCACCGTTACCAAAAGACTTACCTAATTGGAACAATGTGTCGTCAACTTTCTTAGCCAAAGCATAGCCAGCGTCGTCAGTGTAGAAACGACGTAGTGATGCCAAAGCCTGAACTTCGACGATGTCTTCGATGAAACGTGAGTACTCGAAATGCTGGTCAATCGAAACTAATACTTCTGTCTCGGTATCAGCTTGGATGGTAACTGTAGTGTTAGCTGCTTTAGCTGTTGCAACACCACGTGTTG